CAGCGACATCACTGATAATTTTAATGCCGTGAATTCTGTTATTTCCTGCCGTAACGGAAAACGTGGCATCAGCCGCCGTGAATGTAAATGTCGGACGCTGGTTGCCTTGAGTTACGCCCCAAAGCGTTACCCCTACAATATCCAGTGTAGCAATAGCAGTTGCCGCCGTGGCCTCTGCCTCAGCGTGCCACGGTGCGAGGAAGACAACATCGCCCTGATTGGCGGTACACTTCCCTATAGCCGTGTCAACGGTAGCAAGTGCATCATCCCAACTTGACCCGCTATTCGCTGTATCACTTCCATTGGTAGCATCAACAAAGTACGCATTACCCAAAACACGTATGTCAGGCGGAATTATCTGAAGGCTTCCACCGAGCCACTGAGATTGAAATCCATTTTTGTTAGCCATCTTATAACTCCTATAATAAAGGTTAAAGTAGGATCGTTGAACACTTGCCTACAACGATCCTACTAATTTCTGTTTAGTCTGATACTGCATCAGCGCCGGTGTAACGTGGCTCTGACATGATATACAACGCACAACCGAGCATCGCATTACCGCCAACATCGGCAACGTTGATCTGCAAACAATCGAAATCATTGTCTGCGTCCAGATCATCGCTATCAACCTCGATAATTATGATCTGCTCATTCTCTGCCCCATCGATAGTCACTGTATCGTAACCATCGGCGGCAGTTTGATCGACTCTTGTGAAGCCGCTTACGGCACTCAGTGCAGTTGCCCCGGTCTTGTGGTATATCTCGCTAATATTCAGCGTCTTCGTGCCTGTGCCATCAACTGCGGTTGCCTGATCCAATGTTATTACCGGGTCATCACCACCAGTACCAATCGCCGTGAAAAGGATGATACTACAATGCTTGTAGTTTTTCATGCAAACCCAATCGCCTGGATTGGCGGCAGTCTGCAAGTCAACCGGGATAATCCCGGCAACTATCTGTGCTTCTTCTGCTAATCTCATATCTATACTCCTAATTAAGTTTTAAATTTATTACAACAAAAAACACACAAACCTCGTGTTACGATCTGGAATTCAGGGCAATGAACGGAGAAAGTGTATTCGTCCCGTGCTTCGGTGTCAACGCTGACTGTTGCCACGGTTGCCCATCAACTCTGATAGTGAACCGGAAAGCAACCTCATCCTCAACGAATTTAAGATGTATGCTTGAAGCCGTACTCACACCGCCACCAGCCTTTTGACCTACCAGATATTGACCGTAATCACCAAGTATAATATCGCCGGTAGTTCCAAGGGTTTGACAATGCTCGGTTAAGGTAATCGCTTTTCCGAGTAGCGTCATGTGAGGAGAGCCGGTTACACCGCTGGTATTGGTCTGCAATAAACCAACGGGAGCACCGCCTGTGCCGACGTTCATTGTCAACGATGCCAACTGCGGGAAGCAATCCATATTAGCAATCCACAAAGCATTGCCCTGTGATCTGCTCATCATCCTGGCCCACATCTTGAGGATATTCTGAGTTTCGATAGTTGCAGCACTCTGGCCTGATTCCTTTGCAACGGAAACCAAACAAGGAGCGTTCATCACACCGAGCATCTGGCCAACGCCTGTGCCGTTGATAATGTCCTCGTCAAGCTGGAAACCAATCGCTTCGCCAAACATCTTACCAAGCAATGGTTCCATCGAAATAGGGCTATCCTCAAGCAGTTCGGCTGTAGCATAAGCCAATGCCGCAATCTTCGAGAGTGTCAACCGCACTTTACCAAGTTGGGGTTTGCTTGCAGTAACCGACCCAGCCTCTGCGACTCGATAAACGATGATGCCACCATATATCGAACCTGCATGAGTGCTTTCTTTGATTACCGGAATCTCAATGCTGTTGGTTGCCATTGGTATCTTGGTCGTTCGGTTCAAGATGACACTTGCCTCAAGCGCGTTACTCATAAGAGTATTGCGGTACTCGGTTGGTACTGCAAATCCGCCATCAGCATCAATACCCTCGGACATCCCAGAAGCCTTGATAACATCATTCCACTTTACCATAGTTTCCGAAACCTGCCTTGATGCAGTCGCTTTGTATACGTCAAATGCGAAATGACTCAGCGACTTAAAGCCGCCCGTTTTGAGAATGTCATCCTCGCCGTTTTCCTGCTGTTGCAGAAATTGCGAATTCTTGGACAACACCTCGTTTACAATATCTTCAACGCCATCTTTTGTCAAACCTGAATCAGCTTTCACAGGGCTGACCTCAATAATGTCGTTCGCTTCTGGCTCGTACTTCTCAGCAATACCATCGTCTACAAGCCGCTTTGCATTGCCTTCATCCAACTGTAGAATCTGACCCACCGGCCATTCCACATCACCATTTTTCCATAACTTCAAAAGCCTAATCTGTTCCATTTTAACAACTCCTAAATTTATCATTGATATTTATAACGCTAACAGCTCCCGTTTACATCGACTGATATCTCTGGTTTTACCCTAATATCTCCATCGATTTTAACCTACTGCCTCTACGTGTACGATTGGTTCAACCGGAAAACATACTTTAATTTCCGGGATAATATCTTTTATGGGTATAAGAATCTCTTCGTCCTGATCCTCGTCGATAACCTCGACGTGCATCTCTTTTTAGAGATCATCCGATACAACCAAACTCTTTGATTTGATAGCAAGGGCAAGAGCCTCAGGGTTCGCCGGTACTGTTACCGGGCTGAACTCCAGCAGTTCCCACTCATCATAAATAAACCTTGCCTCTGCAAGATCGGGGTTCTTCTTAATCTCATCCGGTGTAGGAACATGCCCTTTTTGCGGCCTAAACCCAACCGAAAACGCTTTCAAGAAACCACCCTTGAATAATTCCCATACCTCGTTTGCTCTCTCTGTAGTAGCGAATTTAACTTTAGCTGTTATACGCTTTGTTCCACGCTTGATCCACATAGCCTTGCCCACGGGCGGCTCATATGTATTATGCGACCAGGGTACAACAGGATTCTGTAGAAACGCATCCAGTTTTGCGCCACTGGCTTTCAATACCTCCATATCCCGGTCAATTGCGGAAGTTGATATTACTGCCGTGACTGTTCTTTCTTCCTCGTCAATGTCCGATGCTTTGCAGATTCCAAACGAAAAATGCTTCTCGTCTTTTCCTGTGAGGATATATTCTTGTTCAGGCATTTTACACTCCCTTTGTTTTTGTATTTTTTAATCATCTATCAGTACCGGAATTATACTACATCGACAATTATGACTTGCAATTCCCCCAGCTATGTAGTAAGATGTGGGTGTTTGAAAATTGTAAACATAATCATTATATTTTTGGAGATTTTTATGAGTAATAAAATCAGCAGTAAAATCGTCAGCGAAATTATTAATCTTTACATCAGTGGATGGTCTGAAAACAGAATCGCTAAACATTTCGGCACCTGTAGGACTTGCGTCAGACTTCGCTTGATTCGCAATAATATTCATATCAGAACTCAAAGCGAGGCAGAGTCCCTCAAATGGAGCCAAATGTCGCCAAATCAGAGAATGAACCAAGTTAAAGCCGCTCATCAATCCACAAAAGGAATATCGGTTAGTTTTGAAACTAAGTGCAAACACGCTCAAACGATCGAAAAGAATCCTTCTAACTTTTCCGATAGTGAGATTGTTATAAAAGAGATGCTCTCTCAAAGAGGCATAGAAACTATCCATCAAAAGGCTATCGGCCCCTATAATTGCGACCTCGCTACCTACCCCGTCGCCGTGGAAATCTTTGGCGGACACTGGCATTTCTTTGGTAAACATCTTAGAATTTTCGAGGAACGTACTCGCTATATCCTCAGCTGTGGATGGTCTATTTATATCCTGCCAGTCTGTGAAGGTTTCCCCATTACGGAGGCCGTGTGCGACCACCTCGCTACCTATATCAAGCATGTCCGCTTGAACAAACCCGCTGTTTGTGAGTATAGGATGGTTTGGGGTGCAGGTGAATTCTCGTCCAGTGGCTGTCTTGAAGACGATCACATTGCCATTGTAAAGCCGTTTACTAACCGACGTAATCCCATCAGCGGACAATACGAAACAGTTCC